TTCTGCCTTGAAGCCTGCTTCTTTCAGTACCTCTACGATCTCTCGCTCGTAAGCAAAGCCTTTACGCCGTTGCATACTACCCATCTATAAACACCGTTTGTTGTTGTTCAAGTGTGTGAACTGTTTGCCGTTCAAAGTCAAACCTAAGTCTAACGTCGAGCGGCTTACTATCACGTGACTTCATAGACCTAAGCGTACGTGTATCAAGATCACGGTCACCTTCAAGCGCCAACACGTGGTCTACCTTGGTTACGATGTCTTGCTTACCCGTCAAGTCCGTAAGCTGTAACTCACGTCTTACGGTCTCACCCTTCATATTAACGATGCCTTGCGTCTCACGAGCGCCAGACTTGTTTAGATGGTGAACACATATGACGATGATGTTCTGCTTTTGGGCAATGCCACGCAGTCCTTCCAAGATGCGACCCATCTTAAAGAACTCGTTGTTACCAGCTTCCTTAACCGTGATACCGTCGGTGGTATCAACAACCAAGATCTCTGGTCGCATACTCTGAACAGCTTGCTCTATCGTATCTATCGTAATAGAGTCCGAGTGCATAGCAATATGGTTTACCTTATCTGTGATGTTCTTTCCCTGCACAATCATCTCTTCGATCTCGTCCTTGTTAGACGCATACGCTGTCTGTAAGAACCGACGAAAGAGTAGGTGCTTGGGCATTTCTAGATTCAAGTAAACTGTCTTGCGCTGTTCAGCCATCACGATGTCTTGCACAAGCATGGACTTACCCATACCCGTGTCTGCCGTGATTACCATAAGCTCGCCTGGCACTAGCTTGTAAGACTCGCCACCGTACCTTGAACCAAGGTCAATGTACTTGCCATTTCTGATCTTGTCTATGTACACACCTAAGTGTACAGCAAGATCTTCTGGTGATTCAAACTCCATAACGTTGTTCTTTTTAGGGTAGAAAACACACGAAGACGAGCAGTTCTTCTTCATGATCTTGTCCTTACAACCATAAGCGTACTTCCTAGCGTAAGCACTTTTGACGATCCTTTTCAGCTCGTCAGCCATAGTTGTGTCTGATAACCAATCAGCAAGCACGGTCTCTGCGTGGTCAATCGGAAGACCGATACGCCATAGCCACGAGGCAAGCCGTAGTAGCTCTTCGTGCCTATTGCCTAGTGCTGGTTCNTTGTTTATCAGCTTCTGCATACAAGTGTAGTAGCGGGTAGGCTCTACTACAACTCTGAGGTCATTGCGCCATTTACTATTAGTAACACCCATTAGTAGGTGCTGCTTCAGTACAGGCTCAGGATCTTCCTCAGGCATGACAGGATCAAGAAAAAGATCACGATCCATCTGCCCCTGAAACTCTTCAAATGACTTGAAGAATACAGAAGGATCGAGGCTCGTCTTCATGCGACCAGACTTCTCGTGCTTACTGAATGGCAAGCGTATATGGCTGTGTATCCCAAGGGGTGCTGTGTCTAACGTTTCGTAGGGAAAAAGCTTCTCTACTGTAGCCTTGAGAATAGATGCGCTGTGCATTGTGGGGTAGATGCCGAAAAGACGACCATCTAAATGCACGTGTACACCCTTACGTCCAGACCTATACACACGGATGTGTTCAAGGTCGGCATCCATATACTTATGCAGATTCATAATCATACGATTAACGTCTGCATAAACGAGTTCTGGATCACCGTCGAAATCAAGAATAGGTTCGGTTACGTAAACCTTTCCCTTGAAATCAGCGGTAATACCCTTGTTGTTGACAGCTTGCTTCTTAATGAAGTCAACACCTTCTTGATCGAAAGCGTATTGACTGCGCCAAGCAACAACGTTATTCAGTGTAGAGAGAAACGAATCTTTGTACTCACCACCGACAGGTACAGTAAGACCCTTACGGTTCCATATACTGTCTATAACTACTCCATAGTGAAGGTTATGTCCTGCCTTTGGATTCACGATACATTTCCCTGTGTTTTGTGCCCCGTCTTTGTCTCAAAACATACGTCTTGCCACGCAGGTTAGGGTTGTGTTCCTGTAGTTGGCGACGCGTTCTTCTTACGGTTTCTTCCGAAGGAACACGACCAGCTTTCTGTGCAGATAGCAGTTCATAGATGGTCGTGTCCTTGGAGAAACCGTGATCACTCAGCACACGGAAGTACAGATTGATGTCATCATCACGATAACGCTCATCTTCTTCCAGTGCTTTCTTTACGATTTCGATTAGTTGCATGACTAATTCAGCATATACTTGGTGTAAGCTTCGTTACGAACAAAGTCCGTGACCTTGCTCATAGTATGCAGACGCTTCTGAATAGGCTGTTCGCCACAAGACTCGGTCACAGCTTGATACAAGGTATTAAGCGTGCCCTCACCATACTCACTGTGCGTAGGACGATTGAACGTTCTCACCGAGTTGGTGAACTCGTTCGCACGTATGACTTTGTTGCCATACATACGGCCAAGCATACTGTAAGCGTCGTCATTCGTGATGTCCGTCTCCTTCAGTTTAGATAGAAGGTTACGAATCTTCGTATACTCGCTAGACGCAACTGGCAAGTGCTTGGTGGCAAGAACAATAACCTTCTCTCGTATCTCTCCAACGTGCTTCTTCAGTAAGGTGACTCCAGAACCAGAAATGCAGAGGTTGGAACATACCAACACCTCTGCCCCAATAGCAATACCGAAGGACATAGACTTGTCCATACTGTTGCGAAATCCTACAATCATTCTGTTGTCGAAAGTTGGATGGCTTGGGTGTTCAAAGTACAGCTTAGCAAACATCCTTGACGCTGGCGCATCCTTGTAGTGTACAGAGTTAGGCGCATAATACTTGCCGTCATCAAACTCTACTCTTGCGTCTACAAGGTTGTAGCCTTGTTGCTTAAGGTGATACTCAGACATACCTACCATATCACGAAGAACCTCTGAGTGCGTGTACATACTGTACCCACGGCGTGTTCTCTCGCCTTCTTCGCGTATGCTTCGATAGACTTCAAGGTCTTCGATGTCTACTAGATCATCAAGTGCCTTGTCTAGTTCAATTTGCTTTCCGTAAATACTTACCATAATAACCTCGTTGTTGTTGTCGTATAAAAAAAGGGACGGAGGGCAACCGCCACCCCCCGTCCCTGTGATAGGCAAACAGCAGTCCCTCTGCTTACCTAGAAGGGCATATCGTCTGGAACTTCACTAGAAGGCTGCGCCTCAACAGATGCGCCATCACCATTGCTTGTGAGTAGGTCTGGACGATACGCGTTACGTCCTTGCAAGCGACCTTGCTCGTACGAGCTGTTGAAGTCAGCAAGCACAGCAGAGAAAGCGCTAGACTCTTGGTCTTCCGTAGCGTCAGAAGGAAGCGTGCCCACAAACGAATGCGCAGCATACTTAAGCTTACCTTCCCACTCACGGTTAACGTAAGAGATCCATACGACCTTCTGATCAAGCAGTCGGTTTGTCATTGAACTATAGAAGTCTACATAGTCTTCGATAGTCACGATTTCCTTTCCTTCTGCCTCAGCCTTGAGGTTCACGCCAACGCCTTCAAAGAGACGATTGATCTTGAACGTACTGCCTGGGCCAGAAAGCTCACCGTTGTCCTTGGAGAACCAAGAAGCGATCTCGATGATCTTAGGATACTGAAGACCGTCTACGAATACCGTAAGCTTTACACGTATGTCTGGCATAAGTGTGTCTGCTTCGCTGAACTGGTATTCGACAGCTTGGATCTCGCCTATGTTACCATAAACACCAGGCCGTTCTGTGTTGAACTTGCTGGTCACGGGTGAAGAAGACTTACCATTGGTAAAGAAAGACATAAGGTACCTATGTTTTGGGTTTTAGAAAAAAGAACTACTTAGATAGATGGCCGTTGATGAGATCAATACCCTTTTGGATACGCTCAGATGGCATATCTTCAAGTGAATGATACTCAGAAACGACCCTCTGTATACCAAGCTTTTTCTTGGTACTCTCAGTTAGTTCGTCAAGCAAGCCTCTGAATATAGAGACTTGCTCTGCTGTCGCAAGAAGCGTAGACGTAGCGTCACGCTCAAGCATTGATTGGCCAAACCGATCCTTCAATACGTCATAAGACCACTCGAAGGTATCACCGTCTGGCATATGGTTTGGAAAGCGTGACTTAACTACCGATGCACGACGCTTGCCACTCCGTTCACGGTCGATCTGTACAACAAGATCGAACATATAAGGTAGCCTACGCCAGCCATCGAAGGTAGTGCCTAGCTTAGACATACCTGGGCCATACTCTGGCTTACCGTGTGCCGTGACTACGACATTCATATCAAGCTGTACAAGTAGATTATACAAACGCTTGAGTACCTTGTCACGGTCACGCCACATACGCATATCGCCCGAATACTTTTCATCAAGCTGAGCCATAAGCTCTGACTCGAGGATAGTAATCGGGTCGATCACCAACGTCTTGAATGAATGCCTTGTCTGAAGCACACTACGTACTTCTTCGATAGCATCATCAATACTGTTGGTATGATACACAGCACCACCACGCTCGGCAATGATACTGTTGTAATGTACTGAGCCGCGCTCTGCGTCAATGACGTAGGGCTTTGGCATCTGTATAGCTGCTGTGGTCTTGCCTGCGCCAGAGTCGCCATACAAGAACATCTTTAATCGACCAAGTTCATTAGCCTTTGGTGTCTTACCTCGCATATACCTCTTCCTTTTGGTTGTTCATAATGTGCTTAGCTTCTTCGTAAGCCTCGTACTCTTCTTCTGCTTCCAGCTCTTGGAGCAAGTCAGTTAGCTTTGTAGCCATGAATCTGTGAAACAGAATTCCATTTCGATCACAATAGGAACGAAGCTCCGATGTGATAAACTCGTAGAGTTCTTTGTCATTCACGGGGATTGTTGTTCAGTGTTGAAAAAGCCATAGCAAGCCTGCGCATCCATCAAACGCAGACTTACTATGGTGTTGTGCTCACTATGGAAGCACAGTTTTTGTCAACTGCTTTTCAGCTGTAAACACATCTTTGCCATTGCGCTGCACTTTGATAGAATCGTATTGGGCTCTTGCTTGTTCAACGTAAGCACGTAACTCTACGTCTCTTACGCCAGAAGCAAAAGGTATCCATTCGTTCTTGTACTTAACAAGAATCCTAAATTCTTCAAGCATAGTCGCGGGTTGTTGTTCGTGCTCCGAAAAGCATAGCACGGCACATAGTCATGGACTATGCACCGTGCTACACCATTACTTACTCAACGCCAAGCGTCGCTGTGAAATCAGCAAGCTCTTCTTGATCGTCTACTTTCGGCATTGGATGCAAGAACAAGTAGCTCAATGCGCCCGTGGGTTCACCACTGAGGCTACCGTCAGCGTTACGGCCAACAAGCTCAATCGGTCGCTTGAGCAACGTGATACCGTGCTCTTTGAACCAAGCGACAATGATCGTATTGATCTTGTCGGCAAGCTCGTCTTCGTTTGCACAATAGTCAAAGAGCTTGTCGGCCATACGCTCAACAAGCTCTGCCTGCACAATGACGTGGCTACCACGGCCCTTACCCTGGTCGATCACGTCACGCATTTCTGCGGGCTTGCTCACGACCTTGTATTTGCCGTCGTCCAATCGCATACGGATGGTGATCTCGTTGCGGTTAATGTACTTCTCAAGCAAAGTTAGATTGCTCATTTTGTTTGGGTTTTTGTTGCCTGTCGTAAGAAAACCCGTAGCGCCGAACAGGCACGACGCTACGGGCTAAACGCTACAAGTAATGCTTGCTTGTGGCAATCACTGCTGTGTTAGCGTAGGTAGTTACCATAAGCAGAATAACAAAAGCGTTCGCGTTTGTTATAGCCATGATAAAACTGATTACGCAGAAGACTGCGTTAGCTACTAGCAAGAGTAGCTTGAATAGCTTAAGCTCGTTCATAGCCATGCCTCAAATCGCTTCTTGAGTTCAGCTACTTCGTCTTCCATTTGAGCAATGTTATTCAAAGCCAATGCTCGATACCATTTCAGGACATCGACTCTTATGTCCCTTATGTTATCCTCTTTCATAGTAAGCATCAAGCTACCTAATTCCCCTTCTATATCCCAATACTGTCTCAAGCTGGATCTAAGGTCTTGAGCAGCTATAATTATATGATCGAGGTTTCTTTCGTGTGAATTGATTTCGGTTGGAAAAGTCTGTTCTGTTTTCATTTCAAGTATGTTGTTTGCGGTTGTTGTAGGTCTCAGCAAAAATGGCAAGGGCCGAAGCCCTTGCCACGGACGCTTAAGCGTCCTTCTTTGCCGCGACTTTCTTCTTAGCGACGGTCTTCTTCTTGGGCACAAGCGCAAACACAACTGTGTCTGCCTTCGTTCTCCAACCCGTCTTCACGTACTTGCGGCCAATGCGAAGTTCACCTACGGTGTTCTCGCTATGACCAGTGTACGTGCGTGGCGGGATGTGCCCTTTCTCTCGGGCCCAAGTCGTGAGCGCAAGCTGCGCTTCGCCCATTCCCTTATACACGCCTTTGTCGATGCGTGCTTGGAGCTGGGCAAGAACTTCGTCGCGAAATACGACACGGAAAGGTAATCTGTCTGAGTTTGCCATTGCAGTTGTGTAAGGTTTAATGATTGTGACGGGCGCGCGAAGTTACGAGCCCAAGCGAGAGAGGAGAACTTTCGAGCGCTGGGCAATGGGTGTACGTTCTAAGTGTGGCACTAAGTCCAACGTTAGCAACGACTTAACGGTAGGCAATTTCAACCAAATCGACCCCCGTACACCCTGCCCAAGCGAGAAAGGAACTGTTATATCTCCAACTCCCAGTGTCCTTCAATTTTGAAGGGGTGGGCACCTAGCTTATGGTGATAAAAGAGAGCGAAACATCGAAACCAGCGCCTTCCGACAGCGTATATTGTGCCGTCTCCCAAATAAATGGGTCGCCTAATAGTTGAGTAATCATTATCAAGGGGCTGCTTTGGGTGCGTCTGTGTCAATCTAGGGGTAATANCCTAGACGANAGCGCTTAAAAGGGGCTTTCGCTGACCAAAAAGCGGCGCAATTCCCCTTCAGATGGAGGTAAATCTGACCATAGGAGATGTAACGTGTTCTTGCGTTACCCTTGCAGCTAAAAAGCGAAGCTGTATTTAGCCTATATTGGCTGAATCACAGGCAAATGGATTATATGCCAGAGTTAGTAAAGCGTAAGCTAAGGNGNGGTACCAAGGAGTTCGTAGTTTATACGGAGGAGGAGTTTNTTACTGTAAGAGANGACAGTAAGCAAGGGGATNNTAAGAGTGGNTATAAGCATTGGAGGGACGTAAGCGTTACNGTTGGTGACTGGGTTNTATCTGATGATGNTTATGTNGCTGAGGTCATAAGNATAAACGGGCCTTANGATACCAAGNCGGGTAAAGANTGGTGTNTGGTGCTTCCTTATTGTAGGAAATGGGTACGTAGGAGTAAGGCTGGCAAGCTTTTGGCAAGGGAATTTCTGGACACGGGAAACTATAATAGTTCGTCACCGAATAAGACTTGGATAGATCAAGAGCTTAAGATGTCTAGGGCCAAAAGGGTCGTAGAGACATATGCTAGGTTGTTGATGGAATCGGGGGGAGTACTGTCTGCCGAGCAGTATAATATGCTTGGTAGGCTGTATAGACCCGATCAGAAGATACCAGCAGCCAGCGTTAAACGCTTACTGAAACAAGAGAAGACCAAGAGTATGGTAAAGGAAGAGCTGGCTAGGATTATGTCTGAGAATGGGCTTACGGTTGATACTGTGATTAAGACCCATCAGAAGATCATACATGATGCTATGGATGCTGGTCAGTTATCGGTAGCTGAGAAGGCTAATGGAAGGTTTATGGATATGCTGGACATGAAGCCTGACAAGACTACCACACAAGTTGAGGCGCAGATTACTTGGGATCACCTACTTGATGAAGGGGATGATGCTGAGTACGAGATAGAACCTAAACGGCGCGATGCGCTATCCTATGACAAAGAGACTAGACCCCGTGAGATCGAAGAAGATCCACTTGAATACGACGAGTAAGGTTGTATTGTATTCGGCAGGTGATGCCTACGCAGTAGAAAAGACGGTTGTCTTTGATGGGCCCGTAGCTTTGGTTAAGAAGCTTGATGGGTCGGTTGTTATTATGACCAACTCAAGGACGGTTATTGATGGTAACAGCGAGCTTATTGAAGACGTGGTTGCCGAACCTGCGCCTAAGGCTGAGCCAAAAGCTGAGCCCAAGAAACCTGCTACGCGCAGGCGACGAACCGTAAAGCCCAAGGCCAATGAATAAGACTAACTTTTATTTGTATCAAAAGAAGCTGTTTGAGGCCTGTCACAAGATTGCGATCAAGAAGGGCAATGACTACGCAAGGGGCGATGATCCTTTCGCCAACTTTCGTACGGCTGAAGCCATTGGAGTGAAACCTATTAAGGGTATACTCATTCGTATCATGGACAAGATCCAGCGCCTTAACAACTATGGAGTGGTTGGCAAGCTTGATAACGAAAGCGCAGAGGACGCGGTTATGGATATAATCAACTACGCTAGTCTTATCGGTGGTCTGATTTGTGAGAAAGAAGGAAAAGAACTACCTACCAACGCTACTATACGGGGATATAGTGATGGTGAAGGATCTGAAGGAAATAGCAGTGGTGCGGGAGGAGTTTATTGGAGCGAATGGACACCGACGTATCGCTGTGGATGTAGGAAGGTGGAATGTGATTGTGACAAGCGAGGATAACCTAGAGCTGNTAAACAAGCGTACGGCCAAGGATGTATGGAAAGCAGAGAACAAGAAGACTTTATTTCAAGCAGCTCCAAAGTAACTAGTAGTGGCCACCTATCGTATAGGGGTACTAATGTTGTAGGTGTTAGGGTTCACTCTGTGAACGCTGACGAGAACAAGACGGTACTCATATGGAGATTGGAGTCACCCTCAATCGGTTTGCACACACGCCCGTAGGTGTATTCGGTGAGCTGATCCTGCCTAGTGGTAGGACGCTATACACGGTTGAAAGACCCTGGCTTAATAACAAGCCTACGGTTAGCTGTATACCAGAAGGTACGTATCCTTGTCAGCCAAGGAAGTACTACCGTGGTGGCTATGAAGCCATTGAGGTATTAGATGTGCCAGATAGAAGCTACATACTGATCCACAGAGGCAATACCATGGATGACCTAGCTGGCTGTATAGCGCCAGGTATGGATCTTGGTTATGTTAATAAGAAGTGGGCAGTTACAAATAGCCGTGAAGCCTTTGCTTATGTTATGGATGAGCTTGGTGGAAAGCAGTTCTATCTTGATGTATGCACGAAATCCAAATAGAAGAGTTTTGGGGCACTGATCCAGAAAACTTGTTCTTGTGTCTTGGTGTTGCCTTTAAGGCACATAAGGGCGCTAACATTGTAGAGCTTGCTGTTATAGCTAATGAAATACTTGGTGGTATAGGTGAGTCGTCTACTTCGTTTACCGATGATGATACGGGAGAGTATATCTTTATGAAGCGCTATTTTAGTTTAAGCTAATATGCTAAAACAAGAAGTGCAGCGTCGTTGTGTGGAAGACCCGCTGTACTTTGCCAAAGCTTGTCTTCCCAAGTTGTTTGAGACGGAAAGTCCTGCGTTCCATAGGGAGATTATAGACGCTATGACGAACTTGGATGTCAAGCAACTTAATGTGCTTGCGCCCCGTGGTCACGCAAAGAGTACGCTATGTGCATTGCTATTCCCGCTCTGGCGCATCTTTTGTGAGGATCTAAGAAACAAGAAGCGTCCTAGTCCCAAGTTCATCCTGCTTGTATCTAAGAGTAGGAGCCATACGGTTAACCTGCTTACGACCATAAAGAACCAGCTTGAGTACAACCCACACCTTAAGGATCTGTTTGGGTATCAAGGTGCTGCTAACGCGAAGGCTTGGCGTGAGGACATCATACGGCTATCTAACGGTAGTATGATTGTGTGTCGTGGTATGGGCCAACAAGTCCGTGGTTTGAACATTGATGGTATGCGTCCCGATTATATCATCTTGGATGACGCTGAGGACGAAGAGAATACCAAGACGGTAGAGCGTATGGAAGACAACCTGCGCTGGATCCTTCAAGGGCTTGTACCTGCGGGTAGTAGGGACTGCAAGGTTGTAAACATTGGTACGCCACAAAAGAGCGTAGTGTGGTATTCACGCTCAAACAGATGCCTGACTGGATGACGCTATCCTACAAGGCTATTGATAAGGATGCTGATGGAAATGACTTGGCTTTATGGCCAGAGATGCGCAGTCTTGAATGGCTGTATGAGAAGAAGGCAAGCTTGGAGTCGATTGGTAGGGTAAGCGCTTTCTATCGTGAGTATCAGTGCGAAGTGATTGGAGATAGTGACCAGCTATTCAGAGAAAATGACTTGCAGTACTATGAAGGAGATTTATCCGATGGCTACATCGTCGACAGCCAGACCAAGGAAAAAACCGCCGTTAATATTTTTATGGGCGTTGACCCTGCTAGTAGTGTTCGAGCTACTGCAGACTACACGTGCATTATGGTCATAGGTATGGACGAGGACAAGAACGTCTATGTTATTGACTACCTAAGGAAGCGTATCAAGCCTATGGACGTAGCTGACGCTATCTTGGATTGGTATAGGAAGTACAAGCCAGCTAAGGTTCAGATAGAAACCGTAGGCTACCAAGAGATGCTACGTGACTATCTTACGAGATTGGAAGGCGTGTACATACCTGGCCTTGCGATTAAGAACCAACCACGCAAGGGTAAGGTTCAGCGGCTTGAAGGCTTACAACCTATGTTTGCTCGCAAGAAGGTATACATCAAGAAGTCTCACAGTGAGTTCGCTGACGAGGTACTGATCTTTCCAAGGGGCAAGCACGATGACACGCTAGATGCTTTCTTCTATGCCGTCAAAGGTGCGTTCCCGCCATATGGCGATCACGACTTTCGTAACAATACAGATGAACCTATCGTAAGGGAGCGCTCTTACGACTGGATGGTTGAGTAATGGAGAAGATATTTGATCCAAATACACACGAAGAGTTTTCTCCTACGGATAACGTAGAAGAGACAGAGGACACGTCTTCAAACGAAGAGGTCACTCTGACGTTATCCCTGCACAGACACTACCGTGACTCACAGGACGCTTGGGGAGATCGCGCTTCTGAGAGTAAGGATTACGCGCACGGTTATCAGTTCAGTGCAGAACAAGTAGACACCTTAGCCAGTCGTGGACAGGCGGCTGTCCCGATCAATGTGATCTACCCAGCAATGGAGTTGTCGATCAGTCTATTGACGGGCAGACCGCCAGGCTTTCAAGCAACGGCACGGGAGGATTCAGACGTTAAGACAGCACGTGCTATTAGCGATCTGATGTCTTACATATGGGCAAACAGCTATGGCAATGCACAGCTTAAAGAGTCGCTCTATGACTACTTTATGACGGGCCGTGGCTTTTTGATGGCTTACGTTGATCCCGAAAGTGATTACAATCGGGGCGACATCAAGGTTGTAGCCGTTGACACACTCAAGGTCTTGCCTGATCCGAACAGTCGTGATAGGCTGTTCCGTGACGCAAGCCATGTGCTCGTAGAGCACCTTCTTACGGGTGAGCAAGTATTAGGTATGTGGCCAGATTCCAAGCCTATACTGAGCAGAGCCCAAACTACACACGATGACATTGAGGAATTTGTCTCAACGAAGGTTGACGATCTGAGTCGTAGCCGAGACCGTGTGTATGACAACCACCACAGACGCTATGTAGTTATTGACCGTTACAGCAAGGTCAAGGTTGATTACATACACCATTCNATGTCTGGTGGTGAGGAAAAGGTAGATCTGTACGATGACTTTGCACAGCTGATGGANNCNCCAGCTTTTGTGTTTAGTGATCCGAATACGGGGCAGCAACAGATCTACGCTGTAGATACAGCAAGTAATGGTGCCGAACTCTTTGAGATGGCACAGCCTACGGAAGACCCCGAAACAAGGCTTATAGAAATACCGCCACAGCAGGATCCACAGACGGGTGCTATGATCCCAATGCAGCCTGCGATCATAAAGAGTATGCCACATCAAGTGCTACTCGACAATGGCGTTATGGAGGCAAGACCCGTTCGGCTTCCAAGGATCAAGCACGTAATCATCATCGGTGGTCAGCTATATCGTAGCTACTACTTACCGATTGACGAGTATCCGATTGTGCCTATCCTAGGACGACACGACCGTGATCCATATCCGATAAGTGATATTGATTTCGTGCGCCCATTCCAAGACAGCATCAACAAGCTTCATATGCAGTTGGTGGCTAATCTTGCTAACAGTACTAATGTCAAAGTATTCCTTCCTAGAGGCAGTGTTGATAAGAGAGTCATCGAACAAGACTTTGCAAAAGCAGGTAGCGCAATCATCGAGTATGATGCAGAGATGGGG